TTGGGGCTTGTGTAATTGCCATAAGTCATGGTGTATAAAGTTGACTTTAGATTTGCAGCGTGGGAAGATGATATCTCATTCAGTTCTGTTGAAGCTGTTGTTCCTGGAGCAATAAGCGTTGCCGAGTATCCCGTGAGTAGATTTATTGCGGTGATAAGCTCTGTCAAAGTATTATAATCATTATGGGAGAGGGAAAATGATCGTGTTGCGGAGTCCACAAGGTATAAAACTCCACCTTCAAGATATGCCGTGCATGTTGCGTTTGCCCCAGTATAAGTGATCGTGAAGGCCCTCATTAGATTACCTCGAATATTTTGAGTATCAATGTAAATCCAAGGCCCGCCATAAAAATCTCAAGGACAATCAAAGCGCCGTTTGCCTTATTCTGCCAAACTTCAAGATTATCCACCCTTTTGCAAAGATTATCAGTATCGCCTTTTTGGGTAATGGCATTCTTTTTTATCCATGAGACATCAGTTTCTATTTTAGCCAAACTTCTTTGGATTTCCATGATCGCCTCCGTCATTTGTGGCATGTCCACAATTATTCCCCCTAATCACTGATTATGGCCCGGCAACCACGGTCATGTTTGTTCCGTCAGAGTTTGCAACTTGCCAGTTTGGATATTCGTAAAGCTGCAATCCAAACAATACATCTGCAATAGTTCCAGATATTGATACATATGGGCTGTGAACTTCTGAAACTGTTGGTCCTGCAGTGAGTGTCACTGAAGTTGCCTTGATGGAAGTTATCGACTGATCGTCTAATGTACTAGTGGATAACCTTGCTTTCTTTTGATTTGCTACCTGACTAGACCATGCCACGGTCATGTTTGAAGTTGCCTCAAGTGCAGTTTCAAGTGAGCCAAAAGTTGGATAGTTTGTTGTGGTGTAGGTATTTGCTTGTGTGTCAAGAACTGTGTAAATTGTGGATCCATTGACATCCTGGGCAGAAACATCATTTAATGCAGTGCATGCAACTGATCTTGTGAGATTATCGTATGCTGTAACTGTGATATCGCTTCTTGCGTCAAGAACATCATATATTTCGCCAATAGTATTGTAACTTGCATTTGCAAATAACCAATAGGTATTGGTATAATTCCCATCTCTAGTTACCCAAAGTGCTGTTGAATTGATGTCAAGCGTTGCAGCAGTGTATCCCTGAACAGATATATTGAAGTCTTTTACATCATCCAGATCTATTGTGATGGTGCCACTGTTGATAGTGATCTTTGCGGTGTTGCAATCTCCGCCATAATTAACGGTGCAAATGTTTATGGCTGCCAGTGCCGACGATGCCATTGCGGCCAAAAATAAGGCCAATAATATTGTTATTGTGATTTTCTTCATCTTATCCCTCCAAAAAAATAAAAGGGATTAATAACCCTCTGCTCTCCAGTATCCGTCCACGCCTGCAGTTGTGACGATTGTCACGGCGCTGCCGGCGCATGGTAGAGTTTCATTTACAGTGCATTGATCAGCAGCAACACTTGATCCACTTGGTGTTAGGGTGATAGACTCACATATTGTAAGTCCGGTATTGATATCCCCACCAGTTTCGCTACCACTTGCAGTAAATGTCCCCTTTGTGACTATTTTGTCACCGGATTTGCCATAACTTGTTATCGTGCTTGAAAATGCCATTTATCTCATTCCTCTTTCTTTTCCTCTTTCTGTGGAGTACCACGTTTGGCCTTTGGTAAGTTTCCAAGATCAACACCGTCTATTACAGTGAATCCTCCCTTTTCTTTGAACATCTTGATATCTGCTTCATTTTTTACTTCAGCTTCCCTACCTGGAGCATTGAATCTGTATCTAAGGCCCGATACCCCTTCATAACTGTAAAATGTTTCAGGTCCGTTATATCTCACTTTTGTCATTTAATCTCCTCTAAAAAATAAAAAGAGGATTATGCTAATCCTCTAATCTTTCCCTGTGCAGCAAATCTGTCACACCAGATTTCTCCAATCCAGGAGAAGACTCCTTCAGTTCCAAACTTGTTTTGGATAAATGGATCGGATGTTTCAATGTATGTGATTGGCTTCAAGTTTTCAAGTGAGAGATGGTCTAGATCTAGAATGTAAATCCTTGAAATGGTATCTTTGACAACATTGTTGGATCTAATGATAGGTATTCCGTTGAAAGTTGCAACTGGAATTCCGGCTTCCTTACCCCTTACCTTGATACCATTAACGTTGAACTCAACATATGCGTCAGGAGTGTAGACTTCTTTTGGCCTTTCTAGCTTGTTGATTCTTGCAGCGGTATCGTATCCTGTCAAAATGACTTTGTTCTTGCTTGAGTCCCAATATGGCTCACATGCAGCAATTACATCGTCAATCATAGAAAGCGTGAGAGTCCTATCTGTCTCAGTTCCTGCAGCCCCACCGTGTGAGACCTGTGCATCGGTCCAACTTGCAGCTGCATCTCTGTCAAGGCCGTAGACATCCCCTTCGTTTGTGGTAAGCTCTGTGTCTGCGACTTCATCATATGATGCAACAATCCTATCAAGAGGTGTGATAATTGTTCCATCTGTTGCAGCGCCATCAGCATCTGCAAGTATGTTCCTGTTCAAAGTGTTCTTGAATTCTGCAGCTGTGTAGTTGATGATGTCCACCCACTTGGCAGTATCATCTTTGCCTTCAAGGAGCCTTTCAATTTCTGACATGTTTGTTGATCTTGCAACTGTGTGTGGCGAGACTGTTACCTCTGCGAAAGTTGGCTTTTTGGTATCTGGTATTGCGCCTGTTTCAGTTACATCTCCACCAGTGGTCTGTCCTGCGGCAGTTAGCGCTCTATATCCAGATTTACTCCATGCCCTCTTTGGAAGGAGAGAAAATGCATTTGATTCTAGAACGACCTGAGAGTTTAGCGTTGCGCCAAATAGAACATTTCTAATTCCCGTGGTAGTTGTGATAATTGGGGCATCTTCTTTCTGCAGGAGGAAGTTGTCTATCTCCTCATCAAGTTCACTCATGCTCTTTGTTTTCTGGAGAACTTTTACATCAAATCCAGATTCTTTGAGTGGCTTCCAGTAATAATAATCTAACATTGCTTCATAACTTTTAAAAAATGGTGCAGTCATATATTTCACCTTAGCTCAATTTTTGCAAGTGTTGCAGCAAGGTCATCTGCTGTTGGTGCTTTTTCTTCAACAGCGTGGGATTTCTGTACTGCAGTGAACTCTTCCTTGAGTTCTGCCTTGACTTCTTCTTTCATTTTTTTCATATCGACCAGGATGCCTTCAGGCTTTTCCTCAGGTTTCTTGGCCTCTTTTTCGATCTTTTGTTCTTCCTCTTTCTTTTCGAACTGCTTTTTCATAAGCTCTGTAAGTTCGTTTATCTTTGCAAAGGTCTCGCCCTTGTATGCCTCAAAATCTGCTTTTGTGAGGAATTCAGGAACGGGAGCTTTTTCTTCAATTTTTTCAATAGGTTTTTCTTCTGCCATTTTATCATCTCTTTTGATAATATCAAATTCTGCAGCCGGATTTGCGCCTGCATTGCAGATTGTAACTGCTGACAAATTTAGTTCAGAAACTAATCTTCCACAATACTCCTCTCTTGTACATGCCCTTGCTTCAAGGATGTTGCCAGTGATTGAGTATTTCTTATATTGGCCTTTTGCAATTGACTTTCGGATCTTCTTGCAATATTCAGTATCGTCCCAGATTCTAGCCAAAACAAAGAGTGCTTCTTTGCCATTTTCAAGATTTTTGAATTTTGTAAGTTCTTCGGGATAGGGTAGTCTGACTTCAGTCTTGTACAGTTTCCCTGAAAGCTCTAGCGTGTCAAGTAGTTCGCCAACAATCTGATCAGAATGATCCACAGTGAGCCTGGCTCTTTTCAATAGCTGGGGTAAGGCCTTCCTGATGGCATCAATTTTTATTATATCGCCTTGCGTATCCAAGATTTCCATAGATGCAGGGCCAAAGATATACATGTCTTTTTTATCGTCCATTTTGGCAAATTCGCCTTCAAAGGTGAACATAGTTATCACTTTTCCTTAGTAAGATAATTCAATAATCTAGTTTGGAGTCGCTTGGTCATCATTTCAAGTTCTTCCATTGCAGAATTATACAAGAACATGGTCCGCTTCATTGGCCTTGTCATTTCAACACCAAGCGGAGGAGGCTCAACATATTTTGCATACTCCACGTTAGAAACTTCCCCAGTTACTGGATTTGGAAGTTTTGTTGTATCTGTAAATACTGTTATTTTGAAATCTGTTTCTTTCTTTGGGAAGGTAGATTGTTTTAGATTTCCAGTTCGGTAAGGCGCTCTTGCTTTGGCCTTATTAACAGTTTTTAGGGCCCAATCTGCAAATTCAGAATTAATAATATCCCTAAATTCAGGGGGGGCCTTCGCCAAAATAGTCTTTATAGGCTCCGTCTGGATATCAAGTTTGAAATCTATCATATTCCTAATGCTTCATTTGAATTATCATACTCTGGCAAAGGTTTGTATTTTATGCCATTATCGCCAGGGTATGGCTTTGTGTGGAATACTTGTAACACCCATATTTCATGGGGTATGCCTTCAGGGAAAGCATTACACTTTTTGTCTTTGCGGTAATGGGTACACATAAGGCATAGATTAATCCCTCTTGTAATGCCTTCGCCGGCAACAAACCTGTAATTTGGATCTGTTTCTTCAATCATGTATGCTCCCCAAGTAATCAACATCATATATTTTAATCTTTAAATTTCTTGCCATTTCCATATCCAACCCATCGTCATATAAGAACTTGATTTCATCTGCAGTTGGAGGTCTTGTGCTAACGTTGTTAATATGAAACATTGAGCCATCTTGCAATATAACTTCGCTTTGTGTATATGCATATGAATTACCAATAAATATGACTTTTGTTCCTCTTGGAACGTGAATTTTTAGTAATGTGATACTGTTATCATCATAATCCATATATGCATGGCCAAAGCCAAGTGCAACTTTAGTGTCCTTGCTTGTACTGATAAATCCTTTGTCATCGAAAATATCCTTTAGTTCAGGATCATCTGGATCTAAAATATGCTCTAAGATATCCTTCTCTTGCAATCCCCTCCATAGTATAACATCATCTTCATTTATGGTGTTGCCAGGAAGGTTGAATAATCTCCTCATTGCCTCAATGACTTTTTTAGTCCTCTCAATTACGCTTGTATAAGTGATTCTCTTTGCGTAATCTAATGGGTGCCTCAATATAGTGTTCACATAATAAGAAGTTGAAGAATATTCCCAGAGCGCATTTTGAAACTCTTCTGTGAAATCCGTCCTTTGCTCGGCGTTGATAGCATCCCAAGGTCTTTCAGATTCAGCGGATTGTGCTTCACGGATTTTGATATCTTCTCTTGCGTCCCACCCTTCATCCTTCATGCTCTGTGTTCTAAACTCATAATAACATCTGCAATGCGGATGCAAGGGAATATTTTGGCCGGCTTGAGGGATATCGTCAATTGGTATCCACCCCTCCAGGAAGGCCTCGGCGCAATGCTCACAGTTTAGGCCATCGTCCTGGAAGATCCAACGCTTTTCAATAGCACCAAGTTCTTTTGCAGCTTCAGTTCCAGCTTCAATAAAGATTCTTGTACCTTCAGTTCGGGCTACCATCTTCCAATAATAGCTATCCCTGGTCTGGAAATACTTTTTGAGCCTACGAGAAACGGTCTGCCAATTGTAGCCTCTTGCAGCTTCTTCATCGATGATCTGGAAGATCTTCGCCTTTTCCCTATCACTCCACGACTTGAAATAAGGTGTTTCGTACTTTCCCATAAACTCTTGCATATGGGCCAAAGCATAAGGATCGGGGCTATCTAATGCAGCTTTTTGGAACAGCTTTGTATATTCGCTTGTGATCTTACGATAAGATTCAAGGTACAAAGGGAATAAATAATGCCGGAGGGTAACATCAAGTGCTTTTGCCGTGTCAGCAACTTCAGATTCAATCTCTTGGATCAATCTGCTCCGGTCTGCATGAATATTATAAGTTTCAAAAACATTGTTAATATTTTGTTCATACCTTTTTGCAACGGCGGACATAATCTTTTCAGGCTCATCCATGAAGTTATCAGGGATATATGCATGCCATTGCCTTTGTGATTTTGCTAATTTAGAATTAGTATTTTCCTCATATTCTGCTAATTGGGAATTAGCATCTTCTTTTGGATCTCCCGGCTCCTTTTCCATTTTTTTTGGAGGCTTCAAAGATCCATCATCATTAAATTCAACTTCATATCCTGAACGAATATAAATTGCAACAGTTTCGGCCCTAATTTTTTCTATTTCTGCATCTTCACGATCATCTGCAATTTCAACTTCTTCAAAGTCAAAATACCAGTCAGTTATCCCAAGCTGAGGCATTAAAACTGTATTGAGTGGCTCTGTGAATACTTTCATCCAGGCCTTTGTCGTGTCGTGCTGCACTTCAATTTGAAGGCCAGGATTGTTTCCGGCTTTGCCACTTTCAACTGATCCTGCAAAAACCGGCATTACGCCATGACATGAATAAACAATGTCCCTGTAGTATTTGTGCCACTCAAGGGCCTCTAATTTGGAAGGATCTTCAAGAACATCAGTAACTTTTAGATCTCCTGGAGAGGCCAACCACATGTTCGTGATTTTCTTTTTGAGTTTTCTAGCAGCATCTTGTATTTCTTTGACCCTGTTGCCTATTGATTCAACTTCAGCTTGGGTTGTTCCACTAAATGCGAAGATCTTCCCAAGTTTTCCTTCCTCAAAATTACCAAGATTGAATAGATCTATTTGCTTTGTTACCTTGACTTGATCCAAGCATGAATTGAGTATCGGAGTACCATATTCATCTGGAAGAATCCTATTAAAATGGCCTTCAATTATCTCTTTCTTTGAATAGCGCCTTGTGATATTAATACCCGATACTAGAGCATAAGCAGTTTCCCAGAGTGGGATTTTGTGTTTTGTGCAGATCTCCGGCTCTTTTGAAACACTATCTTCTTCTTCCTCAAGATTACAGATTGGACAGAAATATCCGTATTCATTGTCTTCTGGCCTAATCTTTTTGAGATGCAATCCATTTTCGACGAACAATCCCAAAGGCTTTTTGGAAAGGATCATCTTTCCAGATTTGTTTCGCCCAATATAACTAACAGAAATATATCCATCATCAATAGAGAGTACCCACTTCAGGTATGATCTAATTATCTCGTATAGATCCACTTCGGGACTTGGATTGTCAATGAATTGGGTAAATACTTTCTTTTGTGCAGGATCTGGCTCAACAAGATTTCCCCCACAAGTACACTTGCCAGATTCAGGTTTTTGATCGTAAGTTTCCTCACAGACAATACACTTGTAATTGAAAAGAGGCTTTATCATCCAAGGGGTATTTGTGATTTCCCTGATAATTGCATTATGCACCGGTTGCACCAGTGGGGATCTTTGGCAATATTGAAAGATCTGTTCCTTTGTAATTTCTTCAAAAATAGGGTCCGTTCTTTCAGTGAGATATAAACTGCCGTTGCTACCTGTTATATACATCTGTTTTTGAAGTGTTTCGATCTGGGATTTCATTGCGCCGATCTGTTTTGTCAGCGCAATGGGATTAATTTTGTCGAAAAAACGTCATATCAATACTCCATTTTTATTCACCAGATGAAATACTATAAAGTGTCAAAAAAATTTATATATCTTTTCTAAAAATATTAAAAAAATTAAATTTCAAGCATGTCTGCAATGTATTGAATTGTCACAGGGTCGTTTCTGAACTTTCTCAATAGGCCAACAATTTGATTCAAGTCATAATAGCCGGCCTGGACAAAAACTTTCTCGCCTTCTTCACGTGATGGGAAATACCATTTGTATTTCAAAATTTCCTCGTCTGGGATAAGGTCATCAAGCGAGTTGAATTCT